GTGAGCCTCTTGATGTACTTGTATATGGTGCGGTCACTGACTGAAAGCTTATCTGAAAGGTGCTTCACAAGCTGGTTAGCCACCCAATCCTTGCACCCCATTTCAGTAAGCAACCGCTTGTCATCAATAGACTTGTGCGTGTTTGGCTTCTTCAGTTTGTCTGGGTTCAGTGAGTAGTTTGTCTTGAATAGCGGGTAGTGCCACTGAACCACAAAGCTGTCCACTGGCGGAAAGTTTCTTAGTGTTATCTCACAAGTGAAGCTGCGCTCATCCTCTTCATGGGCGGTCAACACCACCAGCGTGTCAGGGTTACGGGCAAACACACCTGACCCGCTGAACCTGTCGATTGATTCTGAACTGGACTTGTTACCCTTGCTGAAATGGTGGCTTAAGATTACTGAAAGGTTATGCCGGACAGCCAAAGCCTCAAACTCGTTCATAAGGCTGGCCATATCCCCGGCGTTGTTCTCATCCCTTTCCCCCATCAGCATATAATTTGGGTCTAAAATGATCGCCTGGTACCCCTTGCCGTCGATATGCTTTTCAATCATTGGTCGGATCATAGTCAGGTCTGCGGCGTATCCCCGAAGGGTCCACACATCAAAATCCTTTACCTGCTCTTCAGTCAATCCTTTTGCCTTGATAACATCAGCTAGGCGGTTGCGGAAACTCCATTCTTGAATCTCAAAGTTAATGAACAGCACCTTTGCCTTGTTGCACTTCTGACCCCAGAACTCTGTGCCTGTATATATCGAAAGGGCTAAGTCGATAAGACTCCAGCTTTTGTATGACTTGCTTCCCCCGCCAAGGAGCAACTTGCCCCCTCGGTGCAGGATGCCCTCAATTAGCACGTCCGGTTCATCCAGCTTTTCCCGCATCAACTCGGCGTAAGACTTGATCGGCGGCCATTGGTCGACTGGTTGCTTCACTCCCAAACTGACTGCTGGCTCTATCATTTCCCCTCCTTGCAGAACCAAAGAAGGCTCTGTGTCTTTTCGTTTCTTTGCGCCCCCGGAATCCTGACCGGCTGGCTTGGCTTGAATGTCGCAGGGTCGCATCCCAATGGAACAAGGAAAGCTTTTAATTGATCTTCCCATTCTTTCTTTGGTGGAACCTCAAACCATCCATGCAAACTCTTCCCAGCCGTGTCAACCACGGCGTACATCTTCATGCGGAATAGGTCGCGCATGGCTTGGAACACCGCCCCCATCTGCGGCTTAGTCAGCGTGTCTGACTCGACTACCAGGTATAAGCGTCTGTCAACCTTGTCATTTGACCTACTGATCGTTCCCGGCACAAACACTGCGCCGGTCGTAAACTGACCAACTGGCAGTGACAACTTCTTCCACTCTTGCACCCGCTGAAAATTCTGCGGATGCCTGCCACTATCCTTTACGTCCCCGATCCATGTGATGTCGGCATCGTGGAACAGCGACAGAAAGGCTAGGTACTGATCCTGTGGTGTTTCAAATCTGATCGGACTTTCCTCGTACATATCCGATGGGTCCCAATTGTAGTGGGTCAGGTAGCGTTGTTTGTTTGATTCTGCGATCGTCTTGATGCGGTCAAGGATCTCGGCCTCCGGGTTTTTCTGGATGACCAATGGAGCAGGCGTGCCAGTACCAACCGTCATTGGTGCAGTGAAGACGAAGTCTTTTAATATGGCTCTGCGTAGCTTGCGGTTGGCCTCATCCCTCCAGGCTTGGCAGGATGAATGCCAGCAAAAGATTGTCGGCACTCCGTCCACAAACACGGTGGTGTCTCGCAATCTGGTGTGGCTGGTGTGAGCCGCTTCCCCTGGGCAATGGCATAGGCCGTGGTTCTCGGACTGCCAATCAATCTGGCCGACGATGGCTTCGGCCTTGCGTTGGGCTTCGTTCATCCGTCGTAGCATCCGCACGGAACCTGGTCCGGCAAGTCATCAAATAGTTTCATCTGGTTTGCATCGGCCCGAATCAAATCCTCCCACTTCCAATTCCTTCCAAGTCCGACGACCTTGGTAAGCTCTGCATTTCTTTCCATGGCAATAGCCCTTTCTGCTAACTCTGGATGATCTTTGGCAAGTCTCAAAACCTCATGTTTTTTCATTGCCGGACAAAAGAAACAAGATGATTTTGCGGGCGTAAATCCAGCCTCTTTTACTACCTGTACGCATTTGTTTCTATTCCACCCCCATCTGACGAGCGGATATTCATATATGTATTTCTTGTCATCATAAAATTTAACCCTATGAGATTCTCCTGCATCATATCCTATTAGTTTCAAAACCCTTCCACCGCTTTTCCATGCCTCTTTTGCCATCGTCCAGTTATTGCAAAACTGATCCTGTGGCTGAATCTTGAATTTCTGCGAGCAACTCTTAAATCCATAGGCCAAACTGGGAAGCATTTTTGATCTTATGCAATTTTCCTCAAGTGTTTCTCTTTTATACTTAACTAATTCAATTTTCGGCATCCCTTTGTCCTGCAACCAACTAGAAAAAACTTTTACAAATTCATAGGTTTCCGGCAACTCCCCGCCAGTATCCGCAAACAAAATAAGATCAGGGATAACCTGCCTGCGCTGCATCTCAATCAGCATGGCCGCAGAGTTTGTTCCGCCACCAAATGCCACGATTACAGGTGTTTTCATAAATTAAAACCCAGCTTTGTTTCAAGGGGAGAACACACTAGGGAATCCCGCCGCAAGATCTCCTTGCGTACCATGCGCTGGATTTGGGTTAAATTGTTTGATATTTTACAAATTCCTTTGCAATTATTATCAAGTCAGTCAAATTATATCTATTCTTAAATAGATTAAGTGGATATAAAACAATCCTGCAATTAGATTCTGTGTATCCTAATGAAGGATTGATCCTGTCAATACTTGGAGACATTAACTTTGGTTCACCAGTTTTATCAAAACTAAATTTCATTCCAGAGTATTCACATAAACCAATTTTTAATTTTTCAAATATCCAATCAATTGTAATATTAAAATGAATATTTTTATTTTTTGCCCTTGTTTTTGCAGCATTAAATAATTGTCTTGCCTTAACTCTTTCTAAATTATTATTAGCCCACTTATTGGAATACTGATTATATTTTTCCCTATTATTTCTTCTGCATTTTCTATTTTTTGCATTAACTTTTTCTTTGTTTAATTTTTGATATTGTTTTGCCTTTTCAAGCATAATATCTTTATTTGCAATATTATATTGCTTCCATCGTTCCATATAACAATCTTTGCAGTAAGATGTTAAACCATCTGAATTTTGGTTACTTTTATAAAAATAAATAAACTCTTTTTCATTTTTACATTTCCTGCATTGCTTTGTCTTCAAGTTCTCTTGCCTCCATTGATGCTTTAACTATGTCATCAGCAGTAATGTTTCTTATAGCATTGCACCAGTATTGTGTCAAACTTGTTTTATTGCTCGCATCCTTACACTTCGCCTGCGGTAGACCCGCATGCGGACGGCACGGTGCGTGTGGGCAGGTGTCCGGTTTGAACACCGATACGTTCTTAGGATAGTAGGTCATGCGGTCGTCCGGGTGGTATGACCCCCACAGCGACACGCAAGCCGTGTCAAGCCCAGCCGCAATGTGGTTGACACTGCTATCCGGAGCCACCACAAAGTCTGCGTTGGCTATTACTGGGAACAGCGAACGGATCTGCTTGGTCGTGTTGAATAAATCAATTACCCTGGGATGATCCACCTTGAAGTTGTTGCTGTTGTCTAGCCCGATGATGACAGCGTGATGGTGTGGATGCGCCTCAAGCAAGGCCAGCACCGCATCCTGCCCCATCTTTGGCGGGTAGGTACGGGTCGGACCGCTGGATGATACATGGTAGGCGAAATAGGGAATAGGCAGCGGCCACTTGCCTAGTTGTTTTAACTCGTCATGGTCGGGTTCGATTAGGTGAAGATAGGGTCGGCAATACTTGGCCATCGTTTTCTCGTCCCACACTCCCATCCATTCGTAGATACGCTTGTAGCAGTTGCCCGGACCAGTGCCTAGCTTCGTGTTCCCAACCTGACCGCTGAACAAATCGTCCGTAGGTAGGTGTGCATCGTAGCTGTCCCAAGCCTCCAATGAGCAAGGCAGCGGCCACAGTTTTGCCCCAAGCCCGGCGTAGAGAGGAAGGTTTCTGGCTGGAGCGTAAACATCCACCACCCCGCCCGATTCCTGCACAAGATAATGCACAAAGGCCGTTGCTATGATTGCATCCCCGATTGCCCCAGCGCGATAGACCGCCGTGGCTCCGCCTGTGGCGCGGCCTTTGTAGTAAGGCTTAATCTTATGCGGGCAGGGGATCGAATCGTCCCAGGTTGGTCCGGTCAGCTCGTCCGGCAACACATAGGTGTTGCGGGGATAAAGCATATTATCATCGACCTTGTGGGTAGAGTTGGTTTGGTTGGTCCATAGTTTCATTGGTCGTCCTTTCTATTGTTGCGTTCTACCGCGTCAATCCTTTTCCCAATCCAAGCCATGCACGGCACGGCCATTGAGTTTCCCAAGGCTTTATATCGTGGGCCGTCGGGGCATTGATCGGCTGGCTTGTTGCGCCAAGGGATCAGCGTGTGGTCGTCTGGGAATCCTTGGAGTCGCTCACATTCTTTCGGAGTAAGTCTGCGGACAGCCATAGCACTTTGAGCAATCACATTACTCGGTCTGCTTGGCCTGTTCTCTCCCTCTGCTCGAAGCGTGCCGGCTTTATTGTCCTCCATCCAATAACCTTGGCCAGATTCACGCATTGATATCGCCTCCTGCACCAACGGCACATTCCCGCCACCCGTCCCGAACCTCGACACAACTCGGCGCGACTTCGTGTGGCCCCGTCACCCGGCTGTCGTTGGGGTGGTTTTCGTATAGGACGGCGTGCGGACCTCTAGCCACAAGCGAATCCATTGTTTCGCTGTGTTCTATGTGTGGTCTGTATTGTGCGTTCTGCCCTTGATTGAATGCTGCTCTATCTATCACTACTGGAGATGCCACCAAATCAGTCGCATCTTTGTAGTCCCGAGCCTTCATAGCCGATGCGGTTCCATCGTCCGAGTATTCCCCGAACGCCTGCATCCTAAATCCTCCCGCTATGCCACCTGCTCCAACGCCTTCTTGAGCATTGGCGGCAACTCCTTGCCCCGTTTCTCTGCTCGGCGGAGTATCCCGGCGCACGCTTTCGGACTCAAATAGAACCTTTGCGGCAAGCTCCCAGTTTCCAAGGTGGCCGACAACGAACACACGGCGGCGTCTTTGGGCCACTCCGAACCATTGAGCGTCCAAGACCCTGTAGGCCCACCCATACCCCAAGTCCCCCAACGCTCCGAGGAAGGAACCAAAATCCTTTCCTCCGTTGGATGACAAGACACCGGGGACGTTTTCCCAGACAATCCATCTAGGCTTGAGACGTTCAGCGATTGCAAGATAGGTAAGCATGAGGTTTCCCCTTGGGTCTTTGAGTCCTTGCCGAAGCCCCGCAACGCTGAAGGATTGGCAGGGTGTGCCTCCAACCAGAAGGTCGATTGTTCCGCTTGATATATTCCATTCTTCATATTTCGTCATATCTCCTAAGTTTTGAACCTTCGGCCAGTGATGCTTGAGCACCGCCGCTGGAAAGGGTTCGATTTCTGAAAATGCAACAGGCTCCCATCCGATAGGCTCCCATGCCTTTGACGCAGCCTCAATACCAGAACATACTGATAAGTATTTCATTCAACCTCCGCTATTTCCTTGCATATCAAAGCCGCTGCATCGACCATCGTAATTATCTGAATCATATCTATGGCATGACCATGGGAAGCGCGGTCCCTCTCAACTGCCAGCTTTCCCCTGGCATTGAGAAGGATGTCGCGCGCCCACTTGAGGCGTTTCTTTGCCTCGACGTCCATCACATTCCAGACTTCATGCGGAACTTGCGCTCACCCTTTGGTGGCACACCGGCGGACCGAAGCGCAATGGCCAGGATCTGCTTCTCGCTACGCGGCGTGCCGCCAGCACCGCGGGCCGATCCCTTCTTCTTATTGTCCGCCCGCAACTCGCGGATGTTCTTCCCAATGTCTTTACCTAGTGGCATTGTGACCTCCTATGCTGTTTCTTCACCAACAACGTCATCCCACGTTGCCTCTTCTCCATTCCAGACCTGTGACTGCGTCCGCAGCCAATTAGGTTTCTCGCTTGGAGTGGTGAAGCTTGATTCTTTCCAAAGCACATTGTTACCTGGAACAGCAGTTATGCGTCCATTGTTAAGTGCAATGAAATGGTGTGACTTGGTTTGGCATGGAGACATCGAGAACCCATCTCCGTAAGGCTCGGCTGTGAATAGATAGCGGCCAACCTCCCAAATTTTCTTGCTTGCAATCCATACCCGGCAAGACAACCCCATCAGATATTCGTACTCGATTGTCGTAAAGTTCCAGCCAAAACAATCCCAGCGTTGGGCATCGTTGATGTCCCAATCCATAATTGCTATCTCGCCGTGAGCAAGGGCGTGTAATGGCAAGCCTCGGTACAGCGCGCCACACTTTAACATAATTGTACAACCCCAAGCTCGCCCCGGGACTGCGGTTAGGCCGAACCAGACAACATCCTCCAGCCCCTGCTTCTCTCCATCAGACACGAACTCCATATCGCACTTGACGTACAAGTGGCGGGGCAGATTGGCGGCGTGGGTCATTTCCAGCTAGGTCCGGTAAACCAAGCTACCAACACCCAGCGCGTCCCCCATATTGGCGCACGCGCGCGATGTTCTATGTAGGATGGGAACCAACAACCTGCTCCCTGATCTCGTATAAATCTAGCGTTGTCCATATCGGCCTTGACTTGCAGTCCACCCCCTATGTATTCGGATGGATCTGAAAGATTGACCACAGCCGTCAGCTTGCGGTCAGATCCGGTGTAAGTATCAAAGTGCCACTTAAAACGCTGGAATGAAGTATACCTTAGGATCTGCAACTGCTGGATTCCTTGGATGTCGAAACGCCATTGCTCGGCATTGATGCCTTCGGTAATCTCTCGCATCACTTTGTATATCCACTCGTAATGTTTTGCGAATGGAATCCAGCAGGACGAGCAGGTGCGCGTACGAGATATTTTGTTCGACCCATCCTTGGCCAGCACAGGCGCACGCTTCATTCCAATAATTTCTGCGTCCTGGCGCAGCATCATGCATTGGCTGGGAGTCAAGACATAGCGATCAACTGATGCGGTCAATACCTTCTGTTTGAATGTTTCGATCATAGTATGTTTTCCTTTATGAAATCAATTAACCTGCAGACTATAAAAACTCCAGCCAAAACAATTGAAGCAAGGACGCAAAACATAAATGCCAGCCACGTCACAATCCATATCATGTCTCCAATTGTCTCAAGCAATTGCATAATCGTTGTCCTCCAACTTGCGTAGCAACGTCCGATTGTCGATACTTATTCCAGAGGCTCGACACCACCAAGCAACTGTTCCGTTCTTAAAGTCACGCAACAGCTTCTGTACTTCGTGCGAATTTTTGTACTCCAAGGCACCGTTGAGTGGCACGCCTTGGTGTCCTTTTATAATCTTCATACCCTTAACCATCCCGCGTTTGCGCAACATCCGCAGGTCGCGGATGGCCTGGAGCGCAACCTCTCCAGCCAATTGCTGCAACCTCTCATCGTAATCACCTCGACATAGGTGAGTGGACCTCACCGACCCAGCTCCACCAGCTTTGCGTCATCAGTTCGGATCTGGTTAGATAACTTAACCAGATCGTTAGACTGACCGGCGTAGTGGATGATGTAGGCATCTTTGTGGCGGTCCAATCCAAAGTGTGACTCAACGCTGGTCATGCAATTGAATGACGGATCAAGCTCGGTTAGCGGGATATTCCACAAGTGCGCCATCACGTTGAGCCAAGTCTGCTCGGCGAAGTGATTGGGGTGCAGGCCAAGAGGTGGCATGGACAGGACACCAACTGCCTTTGAATGAAGCACAAAAACTCCGGTGTTGACGTAAAATCGAGGCTCAATTATACCCCCGAACGCACCAGCCAACTTGACCATCTCTGGCTTGCGGTCCAAGAATGCTCCTTCGTCAAAGGCACAAAACACGCCTGCGTCTTCGGAAAGCTTCGGGCAATCGTTTGCAATAAGAACATCAGCGTCAACAAACGTGACCTGATCGTATCCCTTAGTTGCCATAATGTTTCCGATTGCCGACTTGGAGTATTGCGCCGGGTTGGTGAGAGGCTTATCAATCAGAATGAAGTCAACGCCGTGGCGTTTGCAGTATGCCTCCATGCGCGGCCTGGTAAGATCAATAATCTTCTTCCACTCCTCGCCAAATGATTGAGTTACCAAGGCTTGTTTCATTTTTTTAATTTATACTCCAATGATTTTTTAATTACATATTCAATCACGGCCTCCTTGTCCTTTCTCAACAATTTTAATCCAATCTTAAACAACGCTGCTTCAGTCTTGTCGTCGTAAGTTACGTCAACAAGAACAGCCTTTGGTGCTGGCCGTGATTTGCCAAATTTAATAATTCCAAGCTTCATTTGTCGTTACTGTCGTAGTCTTCCCAAGTGATATTTCCACACCCTTCAATTGCTTCTTGTCGTGTTGGATAGGTGTCAAAGTGGGACCAATCCTCTTCTCTGCCTTCGCCAGCTTCGTCTATGTAAACCGCCCACTCTGGTTTTCCGTCGTCATCAAATTCTTTCTTAATCCATCTCATAATCTCGGAACCTCCTTTTTGATTTGTGCCAACACAAAGAGCGACCTTACCAAGGCGCGTTCCAAGTGGTCAACACTTGTTTCTCCGTTTACGTCCGGACATGGCGTAGACTTGTGAAGTTGCATCTGCGCCGTGGCTAGGTGCCGGATTGCTCTGGCGATGTGATAATCATGGGTAGGCCGATCCTTTTCCAGCCAGTCTCCGTAGCCCGACTTATCCGATCCTTTACCCATCACGCGCCAGACTATCTCCTGTGCGGCGTTGCCCATCTCTTGGATTGTTGGTGCGGTCATTTTGCCAAACTCCGATAGACTTGATCCAGCAACTCCTCCAGCCAAATAACGTCAGCGGGATCAATCATAACTTCATCCCCGGAGGCGTATAGCCCTTGACCCAAGCCCACACTTTCTGCATGGCGCAAAAGGCAATTCCAGCTTGGTAGAGCTCGTCCTCGTCCCACACCCTTGTTGTCAGCTTGGTAGCATCGTTTGACGCCAGGACAACCGACACGCAGGCACACTTGGGATTCTCGCTTGCAGCTCGGTATGCCCAAAGCTGGGCGCAATCCGTATCGTAGAACGGGTCGTACTTGGGATTTACCTTGCGGTTCTTCAGGTCGATGATGGCGTCGCCAATTCCCTTGAGCCGGACATAGGCGTCGCACCTTCCAGCGTAACCAGCACCGACCAATGCCTTTTCGCACCAGTAGGTTTTCTCAATGTTTGCACCGGCCCACTTCTTAAAGGTTTTGATGTATGGCTGGAGGTCTTCGTCTTTGCAAGTAGCACGTCCCATAAGGATATTTTCTGCCTGTTCATGCATACGAGTTCCATGCTCTGCCGCCTTTCTTGTTTGTTCCTTGCTGTCCTCCACCACCCTTCTGGCGTATTCGTCCAATGATTCATCGTCCCTTTTGGGCAGGGTCAACGCTGATTCTATTGTAACGGAAATGCGCCATGACGTCAGTTGCGGCTTGTCCATGATCCCCAACACGCTGGTGACCGATGGCAGCAGCCCAAGCTTGCGGGCATCCGCAACCGTGGTGTTTCTTTCGTTGCCGTTCTTGCCGATAATAACGTGGGCGGATTCACCGTCCTCCGTATACCAATGTCCCGACTGGTCCGTTTGGACCAGCCGGGATTGGCTCGGCTCTTTCTGTGTGAGAGTAAGGGCCACTGGATTAGAACGGTATGGAATTGCCGTCTGCGTCGGTATCCCCGACCTGCGGTGCCGAAGACGCACCCTTGGCCGAGAACTCCTTCGAGGAGCGGATCTTCTCCTGCAACCATTCCGGCAACTCACCGAACTGGCCACCCTCGCCCTGCTCGATCTCATAAAACACCTGGGTGTTCTCGGTCTTGGCCGGGGCTTTCATGCCCTTGGGCAGCTTGGCCATGCCTTGAATGGCGCAGTAGTTACGCCCAGCTTGGCTGGTCTTGTGAACCAGCGTCAAGAGACAGGCTTTACCAAGCAGGTTCTTGAGGTTGAAGGACGCAAGTTCCTTGGATGTGAACGCAGCCCCGCGCCACTGCTCTAGCAACTTGCGGAGGGTCGCACGCTCTCCGAGGCTGCGGGTCAGTTCGATGGAGACGACCATCGGCTTGGTTACCTTGGTGGTCTTGCCGTTCTCCACGACCTCGCCTTCGATTGTCTGGTCGGGAAGCTCAAAGGCCAGGCGGAGTTTGGGGGTCCACTTGTCCTCGCCGTCCCAGGTCACCTTCTGGGTGCCGAGATCGACTAGGCTGAATAGAACGCCTGTCGAGGCTCCCGCCTCTGGAAGCTGGCGTTCCGTGTTCTTGCTGGTTTCGCTGAGTGTTAGTGCCATGTTATTATGTTTCCTTTCAGTGTATTTTGTTTGGGTTTATTGGGGTTGAAGGCATCACAAATCCTTGGGCTACGGTTGTTGCTACCGGCTGGGTGGCTATCACGTCAACCGTAAAGTTTGGCGGTGCTATATGGCGGGCGATCTCGCAGAGGTCATCGGCCTCCACGATAGCCAGCCACTTCTTCTCGCCATTGCGCCGAAAGAACACCGCCGGGATCTTCCCATCGGGCGCATCGCCCTTGGCCTGCCGCATCCACTCCTCCGGCTTGATTTGCTGGCATCGTTTAACCTCGCAGTGGAATGGGAAGTTCGCACAGACGACATCTCCCGATCCGCCTTCGGGATTTCCAGCAAACTGTTGGGATCGTCTAGCTTTCTGCCATCCCTGTTCGCGGAGGTATGACGCAAACTCCCGTTCGCCCGCCGCGCCTTTTCTGCGTGAATTTATTGCCATAAAAGCTCGATGGTAACATCGCTGTCAAGCGACCCCTGCAATGCCAGGACGGGTCTGGCCTTTTCGCACTTCTTGGAAAACTCGGCCATCGCCCTCTGCGTGACCGTAAATGTGGAATTGTTTCCCTCGCAACAAGCCGCGCCCAGCACCATTCCAAGCAGTATCTTTTGAGAGTAGGCATCCATGCTGGAGAGCAGGATCTTGTGGTCACCGGGCAGATACATGACCCGATGGTGGGGCCATGCCCAAGGGCGTCAATACTTATTTTCTGGCTTTTATGTCTTCCTCAAAACAGTCCAACAACCCAGCACCCGTCATCTTTCTGGCCACCTGCGGATGTTTGCGTATCCACTCGGCTGCCTCCTCGATGGAATAAACATTGCGAATGGCATCCTCGAACATCCGCCAAGCCTGCTTGGGGGTCAGAGATCGCTTAGGATTCGCCATGATGACCCAGTTTTGGGGTAAAGTTTCTTTGTCGGACCCTTGCAGTCGGATGGCTTTAACACCCAGAACAAGTCCTCGTCCATCGACCAGCACACAATGTAGTCAACCTTTTCCTTGGTGTATTTGGATTTTCCGTCACACCCCGCGCTGGTCATAAATCGGTAATAAAGCTTGTCCCCCTCCGGCTTGGTCGTGGTCTTGATCTGGATGCGGTTGAATTTTCCGTTCTTTTCGGCCACCAGGTCGTAGCCCACGAAATCCTCCATTGGTGTCAGCACCGAATATCCGTTGCGGAACAAGGCTCCCGCCACCCTGGCCACTCCGACCGCCCCGATTTGTCTATTGCTTAATTTCATGCTTGACGGTTAGGCGCGGATGCTGGAGTTTTTACGCATGAAAGCGACACTAATCTTGATGGCCCTGCTGGTGGCAGGGGTGTATGGGCAGGACTTAAATAAGTTTGTGGGAACCACATA